GTTCAGATAACCTGATTCTGGCAGTTTTAATTATATTCATATTATCTTATTATATTTTGCTCTATTCTTTTTGAGATTTTTTAACCAATCCTGGATTTCATTTGTGTAAATCAATTTTGTATCCTGATTTAAATGCCACGAGGGATGATTTTCAATAGATAAATCCAAAAGTACCTGAATAATTTTCTTTCCATCATCTTCAGATAAGCATTCAAATTTAACAGCATTTCCTTCTAAAACCCTAAATACTTTAACATAGAAATGATTCCATTTTGAAATAGAAATATCCCCAGGCTCTACACCATTTTTTGTTAACAACATTACTGTTTCGTGTATTTTATCAATATTCTGATTCACCTTTTTATCCTCCTCTCCGCTTTGATCCCATGTAGTATCAAACTCAACCCCCATTCTTATAAGAGATTCCCTAGTTCCTATTTTCATAGCTTCCTTAGGATCCTTGCCTCTTTCAAAATTTATATTTTCCTTTACAATTTTCATCTGTTTAATTCCCCCGCTATTTTTTTAAAAATATCTTGATATTTAGGAATAATTTTATAACATATCTCATCAGGGTTCTCATTTGAGACGAAAGAAAAATATTGATCTAAATCTGCTTTGGATAAAATTAAATTCACATAATTTGTTGAATTTTTTCTTGCCTTGTCCTCTTCATCGGGATCCCCAGTATAATCAGGTCCAAAATCTATTTTAACATAAACATAAAATGAATTAAATGAACGATCTACATACCAATGATTTATTAAATTATCTTCGTCAAATTTTCTAAATTTTCTAAATTTTTGAATAATTCCTTCAGCAGATCCTATTCTCATAGAATCTCGAGGATCTTGCCCCCTGACAAAATCTATATTTTCTCGTACAATCATCTAAATTTTTGATTTACATTTTTCCCCATGAAATCTTGCATAAATATTTACGGCAATTTCTTTTTTACAGTGTTCACAGACTTTTCTTTTTTGTACAATCCCTTTATGAGAATTACTTAATTTTTGTTTATGTTCTAAACTCAGATTTTTTCCTGTCCAATACTTAGAACTATTATTAATTATATTTTCCTTATGTTCTTTGGTTATAGGTTTTCCTTTTAATCTTTTACTCGTTGATATACTAATATTTTTTCTTCCTTCTTTCGACATATTCCATTTAGATCTATCAGCATTTCTTTTATTTTTTATTGTTTCTTCTGAATCCTTTCTACCAGTTAAAGAAATTCTAATTAAATTTCGAGATTCTTCAGATAGATGATATGAATCATTTTTTATTCTTTTTTTACGAATTTTTTCTCCAACCTCCTTGGGTCTGGTTCTTCCCCTTAATGAATCCCCGATATTTTTTTTGTGGCTTTCAGCTAATTCTCCTCCTTGATGAGAACATCCTCCAGTTGGGCTAAGATTATATCCGTCAGGAACTAAAGTATTAAACCGAGTAATAAATTCTTTTTCTAATTCTCTTGCTTGAAAAATCGTTTCACATTTTTGTAAAATTTTTCTTTCAAAATTCTCTTTCTTATATTTTTTTAGTGCATTTAAAAAAATTTTTCCACTTCCAATATATCCATCTTCCAAACTATCTGTAGCATGAGAACCAATATATTTTTTATCATTAATAACATTGGTGGTTACATAAACAAAATTATATTTTTTCATACATGATTTTATTCTATATATCCGCTAGCGAACCAACACACCTATCACTTTTTCATCATTGATATAAAAATCAATTATACAATAGTCAAATCCATCTGCTTTTCCAAAGGATACTGATGGCTGAATTTTAAACTGGCTTGATTCTGAAATATATGCTTGAACTTGTTTTAAAATCTTCTCTTCAAGTTCAAGCTTGTTGATCCTTGTTTCAAATATAAGATCTTCAATACCAACACCAAAATTCAAGTCTCCAAGGACCTGTCCTTGAGTAGTTCCCAAGATCATTTTTATTTTCGAAATTATACTTTCTATGGGGTCGGAATGTTCGAAAATATTATAGCGATAGTTAGGATCCTCAGGGTTTCTGATGTATATTTCTTTAACCATTACAGTTTTTATTTATATATCTTTACCCTACAGAAAGACCACAAAAAAAGAGCCCGAAGGCTCTTTCTTATTTAATCTCTATTCTTTTGGGTTCTTTACTCGGAAGAGTTTTGTATCTTATCTCTAGAATTCCATTGTCTAGAGAAGCATTTATTGATTCTGAGTCGATATTAGAATCGATTGTAGAATAAGAAATAGAGTTTTTGTAGAATTTTTTGGCATCTTCATTTTTCATTTCCCCTTTGATGAATATTGCATCCCCATCTAATCCAATCTCAATATCTTCTTTATTAAATCCCGGGAGTCCAACTTGAAGAACTTTCTCCCCGGTTTTCTCATCTGTAAATTTATCCCATGCTTTTGTAGCAAAGTTCTTAGAGGGCATTAGAGATGGAGCACTCCATCGGTCTTCTAGAAAATTAAAAAAATCTTCATGCCAAAAATCATCGTCAAAAAATCTTTGCATAAAATTCTGTGCAAAGTCAGATCTTTTTGCTAATTTATTTTCCATAGTTTTATCTCCTTTATTTTAGTTAAACATATAGAATATTTCGAATTTTATGCCATTAGAATTTTTATGCCATTTTGTCATATTTTTTGAAATATTGGCAAAGAGATATATAAAGAAAAAGTCTTTAAATGCTAATTGCTGAATCGGTCTACCCTTTTTTAAATGAGGATTTCTTAGCTGAACAAATTTTAAATGAGAAGTTCGACCTTAATAAGATTAAGGATAAAGCAAAGAAACTAGGGATCCTCGCATCTTTATTTTTACTGACAGCTAGCAATAAGGGATTTAAGGACTTACCTTCTAAAGAAGAATTAACACAGTCAAAGCCTCTCATATATTTAGCCCAGAAACCTTATGTTTCAAAAGAAGATGTCGAAACCAAATTTGATGAAATGTTTGATTTTTATTTTTGGCGAGATCAGGGGACAAAACTTAACTACGATATTCTCCAGGATCCCCTTACTCTAAAGACGAGTAATGAGGGGCTAAATTTTATTCGAGAACATGAAAAGCTTCGCCTTACCGCTTACGAAATAGGTGATGATATGATTACCATTGGATGGGGACATGCGGAGCCTAAAAGCACCTCTAAATACGTTGTAGGACAAAAAATATCAGAGACTGAAGCTGAGAGAATATTCAGGAGGGATGTTAAAAAGACAGAAGATGGAATTAAGGATCTTTTTGAAAAATGGATTGGGCAAGGGTTGGAGGTTAAAATTTCTCAGCACATGTGGGATTCTATGATTTCCATGGCTTATAATATGGGGGTAAATGGATTTCGTGGATCTGAAATCGTTCAGGCTTTAAAGAAAGAAGATTACTTAACCGCAGCAGATACTATTTTAACTACAAGAATAGATCTGATTAAATTTCCGGGGTTAGAAGATAGAAGAGAAGAGGAAAAGGAAATGTTTTTAAGGGGATTAGTAGGAGATATAGGTTAAATCCAGGTTCCTTCTAAGCTAGGATCTTGAGCATCTAAAGCCATATCCCTAGTTACTTGCATTCTATGAAACGGCATATCTTCTTCAATACAGCAATCCCCATGAACTAATTCTGTTTTAGAATCTCCAATTTCATCAATAATTTTTTGAACTTGCTTGAACTCTTCAGAATTATAAGGAAGAGGAACCCCGTCATCTGTAGTTAGATTCCCGCAATGACCGCATCGGTAAACTTTAATACTAATATCCATGGCTTTTAATGGGATATTTCCTCTTTCAAAATTCATTTTGTTTTTTCGATTTTTATTTTTTCTTTTAATTCAAAAATATGTTCCGGTAATTTTTCAATGGGATAAATTAAATCATCTCCGTCATTTAAAAATCTATTTTTTACATACTTGAACCGTCCGTCCATTTTAATGATTACAACAACAGCTTCAAATATTTGTTTTTGCCCGCCCTTAACATTGTGATAAGTTACTTGTTCTATAGTTTCAAAGAAATGATGAGAATGTTGGAATAAGTCGAATCTCTCAAAGATTTTTATACCAAGTTCTTCTAGGAAACTTTCGTATCCAATATTCATGGATTTTTTGGGATCTTGTCCTCTTTCAAAGTCCATTTTGATATTGTCGTATTAAATCCTTTATTTCTTTTCGGAGTCGAGTTGTATTCATTGATGAATTTAATCTAATAACCTCAGAATTGGCACCTGCTTCAAGAAGAGCTTGAACAGTATCTACAAATCCCTTATTGCAAGCTGTTCTTAAAGCTAAATCCCATTCTGAATGAATATCTGCTCCTTTTTCTAACAAATATAAGGCATAAGAGGTTTTTCCAAATCTCGCACAAATCTTAAATTTATGATCTAAATTTGAAGATTTTTGGTTAACTTCAATTAAAAAATTTTCGATAGCAACCTCTATGCCAACTTGGATAGCTTTCTTCGGATCTATACCTCTTTCAAAGTTCATAATATTCCATCTTTTTTCAAAGCATTTACAGCGTCTTCTATAGAATAATGCCCATAATTTAAAAGCCCCAGGTCATAGGAAATAGAGAATTCGAGGTCCTTTTCGATCAGATCCATATAAGATCCATCTACATTATTTTTCCAAGTACAAATTATTTCCGGGTTATGACGTAGAGAAGTATCGACTATATTCAAATTTACCCTTTTAGCAAGTAAATTAGTTATATGAAGGGCATATTCTTTTCGACCTATGCCCATGGATTCTTTGGGGTCTTTACCTCTTTCAAAGTTCATATTATTTCCCTCCTTCGGTAAGTTTTTTCTTTAAATAAATAAGCTGTCTTATGACTCAATAAAAAATAGTAATCTTTAAAATCCACTTTAGCTTTTTGGGATATTTTATTTTTATTCTCAGTATATCCTAAGATGTATTTCCAGAAATCTGCTTTTTTGAGAAATCTTCTTAATTTCCAATAAGCAAAAAATTCCTTATTTACGCGGATAACTAATACCCCATAAGAAAGAGAATAAATTGTTTGAATTTTTTCATTAATTTTAAAGAGGCTTACAATAAGATTGGGAATAGTCGTTTCAGATGCCCCAACATTCATAGAAATCTTTGGATCTTTGCCTCTTTCGAAGTTCATTCTTAATCTTTTTCGTAAATGTACAAAAAAGAATCCAAAGTAAAAAATATTTTTAATGATTTTTTATGAACCTGAAGTTTTAAAATTTTCGTATTCTTCAGGTTTAAGAGTTCCTTTGGCAGCAACTCGAACTTGCTCTAGTATAAAGTCATATTGAGGATTGACTTTTTTTGCTTTTTTGAGGAAAGGCTCGAAGAATTTTAAAGTTTGAGCTCTTTCTGCTTCATATTTCGGTTTTGGGATAACATAGGATTCTCCAATAGCAAATTTGCTTCTGTCCCATATTCTTTGAACTGTAATAAAATCAATATTTGGGGTCTCTTCGACAACTTCCCAGCCAGTAGGTTTTCCTAGAATAAGGCCCTTTTCTTTTAATGCTTGCATTCTCTGTCAATAACTCCACGTATACCTTTTGGCAAATCTTCTAATGATTCTGGATTTTTAACTATAGTAACCCCTTTGATTTTAGCAACCCCGCCCCCGGATTTTTTATTTTGATAGCTAATATTGAATTTAGTATTTTCATCTGGTATATGAAATTCTCTTTCGGCATACTTATCAGCTACCCCTTCGCTTGTTGCAGAAGCCATTTGCCATGCTCGTTTTGATTGATAACTTGGATTCTTAGAGCCAAATCCTTGTGCAACATGCTTGGCTTTAAATAATGGGGATTTGATGTGTTGTTGAGCTAAGTCCTCTTCAGATCTTTGATTACTTCCTTTATAATCTTTAACTGAAACTAATTCACTTTGATAATTATCATCTCTTCCTTTCCAAGATCCATCTAATACTTCTACTTTCCATCTTTTGCCTAAAATAGGTTGCCCTAAAGCTTTTTCAAGATCATCAATAAGAATTAAAAAATCCTCGGCATCTGGATATTCCCAAAAACTAATAAGTTTACTTTTTGTCCATACTCTACCTGAGAAAAATCCATCTTTTCTAACTCCATCAGGATGTGTTTCACCAGCCCCTCCTAAATGGAAAACGCCTTCGTCATACCAAAATGGATGTGCATCGTCATCATCAAAATGGGGCGATTTGAATATGTCTCTATTCACAGGTTCCCCAAATCTATTATAAGTTAGATTGGGTAGAGAGATTTCATCTGGACTCTCAAATAATTCCTGCAATGATTCATAAACTAATTTCATAAATTTTCTAATTCATTTGAAATAGCATCATTTATATCGTCTGCTGTCATTGTTCCGCTATAACTTTGAGGGGGATAGTATTTTATTTTATCCTCTCCTGTTCCCATTGAATAAGAAAGTTTTTTAATTCCTTCTAGAGTAATAGGAGCTTTATAGGCATCCCCTTCCCATTTACCTTCTTCTATTTGATAATGCTTACGAATAGCTCTCTGAATATGATGATAAGCTTCAGATTCATCCGAAGATCTTGAGGCTTCTCTATAAGCTTGACGAAGAACCTCGTAAAGATCCGAAAAATCATCTTCCTCTATTTCATTAAAAAGAGTATCAACATCTTCGGCTTTTTCAGGTTCCATCCCCATCTCAATAGCTTTTTCCTTAAGTTCTTTTAAAACAGGGATTTCTTCTCCTTTTTTCAATACTAAAGATATATGCCATAAAAAATCAGAAATATTGTCAAAGCCATCATAATCGTAATCAAAATATTCGTAGGAATCCCCAGATAAAACAGCTTCTATAAATTCCTTGCTTATATCTCTTGAATCTGTATCGAAATAGTCGGCAAAATCGCCCCACTCACTAAAAGAAATAATAAAATTGTTTGCTATCTTTTCATATTTAAAGTTATTATCCGGAAAAGGAACATAAGGAATCCATTCAATACCCCATTCTTTTAACCCATAATAGTCTTCTTCACCTAGCTGAGAGTTATATTCTGGCTTCTTAATAAGAAATTCAATCCATTTTATTCGGGTCTCTTTATCTAATTCTTCTTTAGATCCTTCTGTAAGTAAATAAGAAATCCACATAGCTGGGCTCGAACTTGTTCTTTCATTGAGAAAATTCTTGATTTGTTCTTCCAAGCCGATATTCATAGCTTCTTTAGGATCTAGGCCCCTCTGAAATCCCTGAGATTCAAAAGTTTTATCTACCTTCTTTTGAAGTTCTTTAGATACTAGATATTTTTTATTCCTCCATAAATAATCTAGCCATGCATTTTTATTTTCGGCTGAAATATTAGGATCCTCTTGTATTTCCCATAACCATTCTGATGGGTTCATCCAGGAATAATCTTCTTGTTTAATTTTTTCTTTTGCATAATTTAGAATTTGAGCCATAATTCCCACCCCCATAGCTTCTTTAGGATCCAACCCTCTTTCAAAATCCAATGATTCTTTAACAACTTTATAATATCCACTATTAAGAAGAGCTTGAATCCAAAAATCTTTTGTCTCCTTCCCAAGCTGATCATCTTGAAGAATTTTCTGTATCCATTTATCAGGCCTTAGCCATTCTTTGTCTTTATCTTTTTCAGCTTTTTTCTTAACATATTCCTGAATAATTTGAATAAGTCGGTCCTCAAGAAGTTTGAAGATGTCTTCCATTTCATCTCCACGATAACGATCAATATATTCTCTGACTAAATTCATTAATATGAATCAATTAATTCAAAGCTTAATTCTTTTAATTTTTCTTCATAATCATAAAAAACATCATCTCTTGAATCCATTGCAGAAGATTCTGTTTCCCCTTCCCTTTCAGCGTCTTCATAAGCTTGCCACATTTCAGCATTAATTTCTCTTATAAGTTCTTCTGCAGCTTTTTTATTTCTCTCAAATCCCTCAACCCAAAAGCCATTACGCAATTTAAGAATTATTTTTCTTCCAAGTTGTAAAGTATCTCTAGGATCTTTCCCTCTTTGAAATTCTATGGATTCCCTAACTATCATACTACAATACGACCACCAACTTTACAAATTTTTTCAATTTGTTCAACGGTAAATTTTTCGTTATTTTTTCTGATATAATAATCTCCTCTTACTTCTTCAGGAGATCCATCTAAATCTTTTAATTTGTTTCCATCAACCATAAAATCTCCTTTTACAATTTTAGGACATCCTGCCATGGAAGTTAATTGATTATCTCTTATTAAAAAATTTTTTTCACAAGTTCCAAACTGAATAGCTTCAGGGATTTCTCTAATCACTTTATTTCGAGGTATTATTACTTCCTTAACATCAATCATCCATTTAGAATTTATCTTTGCATTCGAATAAGGAATAAATTCTCGTATCCAAGCATCTACTTCTTTTTTCTTACCTAACGACAAAGCTTCAGAGGGATTTCCCCTCTGAAACTCTAGTAGGCTTTCGTAAACAAGCTTGGACATATTAAGCTTTATTTTAGAAAATATCTTTGTACTTAGCGATAAAATCGTCTACACCTTTTTTGTATTTGTCTCTTCCTTCAACTTCACCAAGTTCTTCGTGGATATAAGGATGAATGTCGATCATCATTTTTAATCCTCTTGTTGCAAGAGAACCATTATCGAGACGAATAAGATATTTTACAAAATTCTCAAATTCTTCAGGAGTAATATCTCTTCCTCTTGTTGATGTACAAACGAGGGAAATAAGAGCATTAGCTTCTGATGGATCATATCCTGAACCAGCTTTCTTAGGCATACGAGCTTTATCCGGGCGGGTAAGAACCTCTTTAATATCTTCTTTTTTGAATGATTCAAGAAGTCTTAAGAATGTCTGAAATTCAGTTGCAATATCCATACCAATATCGGATCCAACTACGTTTGTAATATCTTTAATGCTTACTTTATAGCCTTCGTCTTTAGCATCCTGCATTAATAAAGCAATGTTTTTAGAAGCTGCTTCCCACGAGCGAGGGGATGCAAAGATACTCTTTTCTGGATCATCATCAAGAGTGTAGAAATATTCCTGGTTGAATTCTAGGAAGTCAAGTATTCTTGGGTCTACTTTATCCTGTGCCCATTCTTTCCATCCTTTGAAATCTGGAATATAGTTAACCTGGGAGAATCTGTTTCCAAGAGCTGTTGAGAAGTTTTGAACACCTTCTGGGTCGTCACCTGCTCTGTTTGATGCTGAAATAATTGACCATTTTGAACCTAGAGCTGCATCACCAATTATTCTTTCATCGATAAGTTTTAAGCAAGTATTCTGAACTGAACCAGATGCACGTGAAAGTTCATCTAAGAATAGGATACCGCCTTCACCCATGTTAGCAATTTCGTTCCTTCTTTTATCCTCATTAGGATCCCCGCTCTTAATATAAACAGGAAGCCAAGACTTAGGAATATCTCTTGCTTTAAGTTCATCATCCACTTTATAAGTTGCAGGAAGTGACCAGTCATCAGGAGCCATCTTTGATGTTTGAACGTCGATCAATCTTCCTTTTGTATTTGCTTGAAGAACTGCTTTAACAATAGCTGTTTTACCAATACCAGGTGCTCCCCAAATCATAAGAGGTTTGCCAGAAGGGCTTTTTAAAACCATACGAATCCTTCTATAAAGTTCCCTCTTATCCACATTAGGAACATTTTTATCAGGATGTTCCAGTTTTATTTTAGCCTCAGTTAAAAGAGCTTCGTCAAGTTCTAGAGATTCTTCAACTTTATCGCCGCCTCTTTTTGTAAGAAGCCTTTCTGGATTAAGAGATCCTAATTCAGGGCTTATTTCAATATCAGCAGGGGATGGAACATAGGATACTCCTTTATAAAGAGCTCCTTCTTTATCCATGATACCGATATTAACAGGCGCCATAGCTTCTGTAGTTAGTTGTCCCTGAAACATAAAGAAGAATAATTTTCCTACTTTCTGGAAAAATTTCTTGATTGCGCCAGCTATTTTGCTGAATATAGCCTCATTTAATTCTCCTTTTCCAATTTGAAAATCCTGAAGCGATTCAAATACTAGTTGTTTTTTCATTGCAGTTCTATTTTTATTTTATACTTTATTTATCTTTTCTTTAAATCTGGACATTTCTTTGTCTGTTAATTCTTCTTTTGCTTTTGTACTTGATAAAAGATAGTCCAGAATTGGGGACCATTTATCAATAGCTGATTGAGATATTGGAAGTCCGCTGAATCCTTTGGGGACTTTACTTAATTTGGAAGCAACCAATTGAATAGTTCTTTTAATTTTTACTCTTGGGTCCTTCATTAATTCTTTCACAACCTCAGAATGTCCATTTGCAGCAGTTTCTAAAATAATGTAATTATCTTCATAAGTAACATTGTAATTCTTATCAAGAGATTCTTTGGCATCCGCTGGATTTACTCGAGGGTCTTGTAATAATCTTTGGACAACAGCTAATTGACCATCTTTAGCAGCTTGATATAAAGCTTCATTGTGATTATCCTCTGGTTTAACCCTTTCATCTTTTAGAAGCATGTCAATAATTTCAACGTTTCCATTCATAGCAGCAACAGCAATAGGAGCATTTTTTCTTACAGCAGGATTAACAGCAGGATCCGAAAGAAGAAGTCGAACGATTTCAGGTCTTCCAACTTCAATAGCCTTTAGAAAAACCCCGGTTTTATCATCGCTAGAAAGAAGAAATCTTTTTCCGGGTACTTTGTTCATTTCTTCAACAAAATCCCCTATAAGCTTTTCCCTACCTATTCCCATAGTTTCTTTAGCGTCTCCGCCTCGAACAAATCCCAATGCTTCTCTAACTATCATATTTGTCCCGTTCTCCTATAATTTTCAAATCTCTTAATAGAAATATCTTTCATATCAAAGATTGCTTCTCTAACTCTTGGATCAGGAGCTTGCCTAGTAAATGATATGGCTTCCCGAACAATACCCATTAACCAAGATTGATTTGTTTTCCAAATGGATGCTGGAATCCTGGATTATCATAGAGAACCCAAATAAATTTATGAGCATAAGAAGGTTTCTTAGGCATTGGTGCTCCCCCGTCAGTCATAAATACGCATAAAGAAATTCTATCCTTGAGATGTTCTTTTACCCAATCGAGGGCTTTCTGGAAGTTAGTTCCACCACCGCCAGATACATTTTTAGGAATCCATGGTTTACCCATTCTTTTAATTGTTTGCACACTCTTATCATCGACACCATCATCAAAGAAAGCTACAACAATTTTGATTACTTTCTTGGAGAAAATAATCTGATTTATTTCATTAAGTATTTTGTTGAGAGCTTCTTGACCCATAGATCCAGAAACGTCAACCAAAACTACTATATTTTCAATAGCATCCATTTTATGTTTTTCACCATAGCGTAGATATTCTCCCCCTAAGTGCTTTTTATTACCTATTTTCTGATAGACTTCTGGAGATAGTGCTGTAGCAACATATCTTCTAAAAAGATTCTGCCAGTTAACATCTCCACGATGTAATCTATAGAGAGCTTTTACTAAAGCTTCGCCTTTTCCCTGACCTCTTCCTTTTTGAGATTTCTCTGCACGTTCAAGCATCTTAGCCCCTTCCACACGCCATTTATCTGTAGCATTTTCATCAGGTCCCATTTCACCTTCTCCGTATCCACTTGCTTTAGCAATTTTCTTACCCATTTCAGGAGAGATTATACCTCCAGTTCCAGCTGGATCGTATTCTTCGCTCTGATCATAAGTATCTTCATATCCTTCATCCCCGGATCCTCCAACACCATGGTCTTCTTGTGGTTCTTGTCCTTCCCCACCTTCTCCTGATCCCCCACCTTCGCCTTTTCCATCACCAGAATCTAAAGAAACTAAATCTCCTCTTTGGTATCCTTCATTCAAAGGGCCTACTTCGTAGGTTCCGTCGGGATTAATAGCTGTAACAACTCCTTTTTCCCCAGTAGATTTGATTTTTACTTTACTACCAACAGAAAGTTGTGATGGGCCGCCTTTTCCTTTTCCCCCACCTTGTCCGGGTTGACCGGGACCTCCTTGACCACCTTCTCCGCCTTCGCCTTTATCTGCTCCCTGATTTCCATTCTTACTTTTATTTGGCGGCATTTTTGGAATAGTTTTCTTAAGTTCATCGTAAATAGCTTCAACTGGTATATTTAGCCATTTAATATCATAAAGACCCCCGAGATTTTTTACGAATTCTTCATTAAAATCATTTAAAGTATCAACGATAATAGCATTTATTTCATAGTCCCCTGCAATATTAAATAAAGAAGCGAGTTTTCCTTCGGATGTTTGAACTATAGCATTTCTACTTTTCATTCTATCAACATGGATAAGAACACAGTGCATAATTTCATGAACCAAAACAAATATAATTTGTTCCCATGAAAGCTTATTTGCAAAACTAGGATTTATAAACAAACGAGTTCCATCTGTAGACATTGTGGGAACTAGCCAAGTATAAATTGGGGTAAATTTATGAACATACGGAGCAAAAAGAGGAGACTGAGAAACGATAGCCGTTTTAGCACTTTCAATTTCATTCTTTAAGTGTCTTATATCAATTTTGGTTCCATCTTTTGCAAAGACATAGCCATAATCTTCTATCTTATTACTTGTTCTTTGAGATGCGTTATAAAGAGCATCTTTATCTTCTTTTTTCTCTAATAAAAAATCCCCGATTTTCGGATAAAATTTTTCCATATTGTTTTTATATTTTAATTCCAGACTGTTCCTTTTACTTTAACGACTTTCCTTATTTCAAATTCTTTCCATTTTTTA